GTTGATGATGCGCCATTCGGTACCGTGAATCTTCAAGCGGGTGCCTGAGTTCGGACGAACGATCACAAAATCTCCCACCTTGCAGCTCGGACCGTTCGGGATGTTCGGTTCTAGCGGCTCTAACTAAGCTGCTCCCTCTAGGAAAGGGCCACTTCGGTGGCCTTTTTCTTTGCCTCTTGTGTTATTGTTTTGGTTTATGGTACACTACCAGCAACCAAGGAGAAGACATGGCCAGAGGTATTTACAAGATCATCAACGTCGTCAACAACAAGTTCTACGTCGGGAGCGCCGTGGACCTCAAGCGCCGCAAGGCTCGACACTTTTCAGAGCTCAGAAACGGCCGGCACAACAACCGGCATCTGCAAGCGGCGTGGGGCAAGTATGGCGAGCAGGCTTTCGTGTTTGTGGTGGTTGAGCAGCTGGCCACCGATGCGGATTTGCTGGCAGCTGAAAACGTCTGGCTCAAGGAGCACGTAGGCAAGGACCACTGCTACAACATCGGCGTGGACGCCACAGCCCCGATGCTTGGGATGTCCGGAGAGCTGAGCCCTACGTGGGGGTACAGACACTCTGGGGAGAACCTGAAAAAGATCGGAGTCGCTTCCAAGGCCCGCGTCCAGTCGGATGACGAGAAGCAGAAGCGCCGGTTGACCATGCGAGGCAAACCGCAACCCGCCGAGGTCCGCGCCAAGATCAGTGCCACCTTATCCGGCGAAGGCAACTTCTGGTACGGCAAGAAGCGGCCTGACCATGGCCAGAAGGTCAGCAAGGCCGTGGCCGTCACCGATTCAAGTGGCAGCGCTGCCACCTACTCGAGCATCTCGGCCGTGCGCTGTGCTCTTGGAATGAAGCCGCCCACAGTGAACCGCGCCCTGAAGTCTGGCACCCCCATCAAGCGGGGAAAATTTGCAGGTTGGACCTTCAAATACGTTGCAGCTGCTGATGGCTCGTGATATAAACACACAACCCGGAATCACCGGCGTATCTGACAGGTCCGGCTGACGTCATGCAGACAGATACGCTTAACCGCATGAGGAAATTATCATGGCATTGACCACCTTCTCCGGCCCAGTACGCTCTTTGAACGGCTTCATCACTGGCCACCAACCCACCGATTTCAACGCGTTGATGTCGTTGTCAGCGGTGGCAACACGCAATTCGGTGTCAAGCAGACGCTTAGCAACGAACATCAGTGCTGGAGGCACGATCAGCTTGCGGGGCTTAGCGGCGATCAACAGGCCACGTTCGTCAGTCCAAGCGGCGATCTGAATAACGGCGGCTTCCAAGGAAGTCTCGTTCAGGTCAGCTTGCACAGAAGGAGTGTTGCTGTTGGTGCCACCAGAGACCAAGGGGTGAGCCGAGCTGAACAATGCAACGCCGTCGCCACCGGGGTAGCTGGCGGAGAAGCCGTTGTTCAACACTGCAGCGCCCTTGACCTGCTTGGTGTAAGCCATAGCACGAGCCAAACCCTTGGTGTAACGAGCAGACAGGCTGTCGTACAAGTTGTCTTCGATCGCTTCTTCAGTGATCGAGAAACCCAAGGCGATGGTTTCGTGGTTGTAACGGGTAGACCATGCTTCTTGAGCATTGTCGTAAGCGATAGCAGCGCCTTCAGCTTTCACTGGGGCGGCACTAAAGCCAGACAATTTGGTCTCTTCTTCGAAGGAACGCTCGGAAGTCTCGGTTTCGTAGATTTCCTTGTGTTCTTCGCCGTACTTTGCATACTCCAAACCGAACAAAGCGTTCAAGCCGGGGAGCAGTTCTTTCAGCAGTTGTGCGCGTGAAATAGCCATGATTTAGCTCCTTATTAGACGCCAGTCGGGTTGTGATACTGATGACCACCGGTAACCACAGAAGTAGTGGTGTACACAAGCGGGTCGCCAGTGGCGGTCGTAGTAGAAGCCACATAAGGGGCGTTCCACTTCACGATGAACTCGCAGAAGTTGCCAGACGAGTTCGCGGTGTCTGGAACGACGTCCACGATACGAATGGGCAACGATGCGGTGGTGGCGGCGCTGGTGCCCAAAATGCCCACAGCAGAGTCACCAGTGGTGGTCGAACCGGAGTTCTGAACCAAAGCGACGTTGGTGCCAATCACGGTCTGGCCGTAGAAAGCCACGGTCGTGCCAGAAGACACGGCTGCAACTTTGAACAACTGATCGGGATCATCAGACACGAAAGCCAAAGCGTCAGAAGCGACAGTGCCGGAGGGCCAGAACTGTTGGAACTGAATTTGACGAGTCGAGGGGTTGGTGAATTGACAGCCCATGAAGACGCCGACCACGCCTGTCGCGGCGACAGTAGTAGTACCAGTTTCTTTCACGATAACGCCATCAGACGAGGTGCGGACCACGTCACCATAAAAAATGTCAGTAGCGGTGCCACTGGCGATTTTGATTTGGCGAGTAGAACCAGCGAACACCTGACCACCGATCAGATTGATCGGTTTCAAGCCGTATGGCTTGTCAATGGTAGGGTATGCCATATGAGACTCCTAAAATTTATGAACCAGAACCGAAACTGACCTTCGTGCTTCGTTCAGAGAACTTCGGCATACGACGGTCATTTTCACTAAGGAAACTGTTGTCCACGGATTCCATCTGAGCCTTGTTTTGGTTCGCGTAGTATTCTGCGCGTTGCACCAAGAACTCTTCAGGGATACGACAGAGCAACAGGCCACCAACTTCAATGCCGCCTTTAAAGCGACCTTCAGTGGTTGCGTGCATCATCAGCTCAGGATAATCCTCTGCTTTGCAGGGCTCATATCCTTCGCGCAACTTTGAAGAGATGTTGCCGGGATCATTGGTACCCATAGTGCTCAAGCGCACATATCGGTGAACCCAACCCGGACGGTCGTCCGGTTTTGGCAAGGTTTCCGGAGGACGCCAAGCCGCAGGTCGTTGTGCCCGCTCACGAGTTTCGAGAGCGCGGGGTTTACGATTTTGAGTTTCTTCCATGATTAAGCTCCATTCTTCAGTTCGGCAACCTTCTTCGCATATAGTTCAAGCGGGATTCCCAATCGTTTTGCGATTGCGACCTCCGACTGCTTCAACCGAATACGGTTAGGCGGGGTGCTACGGGTGGCAGGAGCCACTACCGAGCTGGGTTTAGTTGCACGGCGCTGAGGAGGGTCCTCATATGCCGGTTCTGAATCGGTTTCAGAAGTCGATTCATCTTCATCGCTCCCGGAGTCTTGGAAGGCTTCGGGGAATTTCTTGCGCATTGTACGATCAATTTCTTGGTAGTACTTGTCGGAGTTTGGGCTGACCCCTCGCTCCTCAACCAGTTCTGCGTGCAACCCAAGGGCGAATGCAGACATTGATCGGTTCTTACCAAACCACTGATTCTGTGCTTTCCATTCTTCTGCACGAGTATCAACACGTTGTACTGGTATTTGTACCTCTTTTTCTTGGACTTGTAAAGGTTTCATTTGCGCAGCGCGATCAAGTCGCAACGTCGCTTTTGAAATTTCCTTCTGAGCCGCAATCAAAGCATCGGAGTCGGCAGATTCATAAGCCTCGCGGTACTTACGTTCTGCGGTCTCCATTTCGGTCTCGGCGACCTTCTTGGCCTGCACAATATATTCTTCGCTGCCCGATGCCAGCTTATGCTGCAGGGCTCGGTTTTCTTCGTAGAGCTGGCGGGCAATTGCCTCAGCAGCTTCACGTTCACGCAGAGCCGACTCTTTGGCGCGACGCTCATCGTGATAGCCACGAGTGAACTTCTTGATGCGCTTCTGAACCTTCTCGTCGTAGCTGGCAAGCTCATCGTCCGTCACCTCGTCTGGTGGTTCGGATGGCTTGCGGTTGCGGTCTTCGACAGGGGTGTCGTCTTCAATCTCAAACGTCACCTCAGCTTCGGCCGCATTGGATTTGGACTTCTCATCCACTTCGTCAGGGAAGGTAAATTCTTGACCTTGTACTTTTGCCATGATTTATTCCTTAGTTTCCAGCACGTTGAATGCCGCGTGGGTCTTCCACAACAGCCTCGACGGAATCGTCGTTGATGATGCGCCATTCGGTACCGTGAATCTTCAAGCGGGTGCCTGAGTTCGGACGAACGATCACAAAATCTCCCACCTTGCAGCTCGGACCGTTCGGAAAGCGCTTCTCATCCCCAAAAGCGTCCGGACCCATCTTTGCTACAAACAGCACCGGCGTGAGCACTTCTTCATAGTGCATGGTGTTGCCAGCCTTTGCCAAGCCACTCTCGTACTCTTCCTCCGCTTGGGGGACCATGCAGAGTAAATGGAACGTCGCCGGGTTGGGGATTTGCGTGGCTTTCTTTTCCGCAGGCACGTCCAAGATTTTGGACAGGTCCACGGCAAGAGCCGGGTTAATGTCATTCATCAGATTTCTCCATCTTTTGCACAAGGTCATTTACGATGTTTTCTGCGAGTGTCAGACCCCGGATGACCCCACACACATGCCGGTAATCGGCATGATCAGCAGCGCGGCCAGAGGTGATGTGATCCTCTTGCGCAGCGCGTAGTTCTTGCAGCTCTCGCACTACGTGTGCGAGGGTTTGGTAATCTCTCATGCGATTCAGGTCCGGTGGCTTCTTGCGCTTGAACACCGACTATGAGGATAATGACTATAGTTTCAACTCGCGTCGTAAGGGCGCGTACACAGTCTAAGGACACACCATGGCAATCGAAAAAGGCTTGTACGCCGCTCCTCAAGGTCTCTCCGATTTGGACACAACCGGCATTGAGATTGAGATTGACAACCCAGACCGAGTGGAAGTTGACCTCGGCGACATTGAGATTGAACTGACTCCCGGCAAGCCCACCAAAGAAGACTTCGATGCCAACTTGGCCGAGTTCATGGATGAAGGCGACCTCGAGGGTCTGGGCTCCGAATTGGTTTCCGACTTCGAGCGTGACGTCGAAGACCGCAAAGAGTGGATCAAGACCTACGTCGAGGGCTTGAAACTCCTCGGCCTGAAGTACGAAGAGCGCACCGAGCCATGGGAAGGCGCATGTGGTGTCTTCCACCCGATGCTGACCGAGGCCGTGGTGAAGTTCCAGTCCGAAGCCATCATGGAGACCTTCCCGGCAAATGGCCCGGTCAAGACCCAGATCATTGGCAAAGAAACTCCAGCGAAGATTGAAGCCTCGACCCGCGTGCGCGAGGACATGAACTACGAGCTGACCGAGGTCATGCAAGAGTACCGGCCAGAGCAAGAGAAGCTGCTGTGGTCCCTACCAATCACCGGCTCTGCGTTCAAGAAGGTCTACTACGACCCAAGCCTTGGCCGTCAGGTGGCCATGTTCATCTCGGCCGAAGACATGGTGGTGCCCTACGGCGCGTCCAGTCTTGAGAGTGCAGAGCGTGTCACCCACGTCATGCGCAAAACCCCCAACGAGATTGCCAAGCTGCAAGCGGCTGGCTTCTACAGCGACGTGAGTTTGGGTGAGCCAAGCAATGAGCTTGACGACATCGAGAAGCAGAAGGCCGAAGACCAAGGCATGTCAGCCTTGCAAGACGAGCGCTACCGCATCCTTGAGATGCACGTCCACTTGGACCTCCCCGGCTTCGAAGACAAGGACAAGAAGGGTGAGGCGACCGGCATTGCTCTGCCCTACGTGGTCACGGTCGACAAAGCCACTGGCACCATCCTGTCTGTCCGTCGCAACTGGTACGAAGACGACATTCTCAAACTCAAGCGCCAGCACTTCGTCCACTACCAATACGTTCCCGGCTTTGGCTTCTACGGCTACGGCCTGATCCACCTGATCGGCGGTTACACCAAGAGCGCCACCATGCTGATCCGTCAGCTGGTCGATGCAGGAACACTGAGCAACTTGCCCGGTGGCCTGAAGACCCGTGGTCTGCGTATCAAAGGTGACGACACTCCGATCGCTCCCGGCGAGTTCCGCGACGTGGACGTGCCAAGTGGTTCTATCCGCGACAACATCTTACCCCTACCTTACAAAGAGCCAAGCCAAGTCCTGTACACGCTGTTCAACCAGATCGTGCAAGAAGGCCGCTCGTTTGTATCGGCCGGCGACCTCAACGTCAGCGACATGTCGGCCAATGCTCCTGTGGGCACCACGCTGGCTTTGCTCGAGCGCACACTGAAGGTGATGTCGGCTGTTCAGGCCCGCCTGCACTACTCGATGCGTCAGGAGTTCAAGCTCTTGAAGGTCATCATTGCCGACTACACCCCAGAGGAATACGACTACGAGCCAATCGAAGGCTCACGCCGCGCCAAGAAGTCGGACTACGACATGGTCGAGGTCTTGCCTGTGATCGATCCAAACGCAGCCACCATGGCTCAGAAGATCGTCCAGTACCAAGCCGTAATCCAGTTGGCTCAAGGTGCGCCTCAGCTCTACAACCTACCCCTGCTGCACCGTCAGATGATCGAGGTCTTGGGCATCAAAAATGCCAACAAGCTCGTGCCAGTCGAGGACGACCAAAAGCCGGCCGACCCTGTGCAGGAGAACATGAACTTGATCAACGGCAAGCCGGTCAAGGCGTTCATTGAGCAGGACCACGAGGCGCACATCGCAGTTCACATGGCCGCGATGCAAGACCCCAAGATGGCCAAGCTTATCGGCCAGAACCCCATGGCTCAACAGATTCAGGCCGCAGCAATGGCCCCCATCAATGAGCACATGGCCTTCGAGTACCGCAATCAGATCGAGCTCCAGCTTGGCGTCAGCCTGCCGACCGAGGAGGAGAACGAGAACATGGTGCCAGAAATCGCAGCCAAGGTGGCCCAGAGGGCGTCGGTCGCAGCGCAACGTTTGCTCCAGCAAAACCGAGCG